GATACCGTTGTCCTCAAAGAATCATAACGGTACTCATCTCTCCTTCCGCGAGCTTCTGCAAGGTTTTTAAGCCTTGTTATTTCAAGTAAAAAGCGTTGCTCGTATTGCTGTTGCATATCGCTTTCACCCTTTAAAAATATATTAGCTTCTACTAATGATCCATATAGTAAAGCATTTCTAGCATTTTGAGAAACCCAAGTGCCAGTTGTGTCTGTTACTAATGAATTTGGTTTAAATAGATAGTGTAGTTCAACATTATAATCTGCATCTGGTACAGGGCTTACAATCAACGTAGAGCCATTATTAGAGGCTGTAGAGAGTTCTTTATCAAAATCTGCATAATATAACGGTTGACCTCGTAATGTTGCGTCTGTTGGATCTACAGAGAACTCACGCATAAAAGTAGTGTGCTTTTTATCTAAATATTTGTAATCACCATTAGCATCTATAACAGCTAGAGAAAAACTCATTTGAAAATCTGTGGGAGCTGTAAGATAGGTATTACCTGTTGTTAAAGTACCTGTTACGTTTTTACGAAAATAATCAAACTGTATTAGTTC